TTTTAAATTGTTTGGCCCTACATTATAACAAAATGAACACAACGCACTAAACTGATTGCTGTTTATATCATCCCTACAGAATGAATCCACTGATCTTTGGAATGGTTTTAATAAATCCATTAATAATTCTGTGGCCTTTTCCTCTGTGATTGCAGGATCTGTTAATTTTACTTTGTTACTATCTGGATAAAAGGTAGATCCATACCCAATTGTATTAACTCCGGCAGGACATTTGTATGGTTTTGCTTTAAACCCTTCAAATTTCTTAATTAAATCTATTCCTAACTGATTGCAGGATGTTATTTTCACTTTATTGGTTTTGTTTTAATAATCTTTGGCGCTTTTCCTATCTTTAAATTGTGATTTTCTACCCTTAAACCTTCAATTTCTATGGTTAATTCATCCACCTTTTTGCTCAATTGATCCACTTTCGCTTCCAATTTTTCATTCATGGCAGTAAACATATCAATAACTTTTTGGGAGTTTTCTAATTGTATTGTACTTATATCGGCATTCTCTTTTCTTCTACCTACGATCCATCCTATAAATGCTGATCCTGCTGATGTAATAATGCCTATGATTGCTTCCCTTGATTCCATTATTATAATTGTTGAATTTTATTGCTGATTTCTACGATGCCCCGAAAATAGGTATAATCTGAATCCTCATCAGTCAAATAGGTAGTTCCTTCATTTACACAGGTAAATACAGAAAACCCATCGGCTGACAAATCAAAATAACCTGCTGATCTGGTTCTAATTAATTGTAATATTTGTGAAATTGCTTGATTAGCTTGTAGTTCTCCACCCGAATCGCCACTAAATCTTGTTACTACTTCAATTCTTGTAAGGGTTTCAGTAATGTAACTTGATCTGTTAAAATCAGCTTCATTTGTACTGACTGAATAAACGTAAATGTATGGGTAAACTGATGTGCTTGGCACCCTGTTAAAAACCGGTAACACCGTAGCATTTAATGTAATGGTTCCGGTTAATCTGGTAATGATCGCCTTGCGAATAAATTGGATAGCCTCTAACATTATTTAGTCAATTGTTTAATTTTATTATCTAACCTAATTTCTAATTTATTTAATTCCTTTTTAACATTTGTAAAAAAAAATGGCCTTGCAGGCAAAACAACATCTTTAACCCCTTTGCCTTTAAACTGCGCTGCGTAACTATCATTAAACCCCAATGCCTTTAAATGGCTTAAATCTACCTTTCTATTTGTACCAAATTCAACGTATGGCGCATAAGGTGCTTTGGCAAATATGCTTACTCTATTTTTTCCTACCCTTTCAAAAAAAATACTTTGCATCAAATTGCCTGTATCCTTTTTAACATCTACTTTCATTCCCTGTACAGCAAATGCAGCTGTATAGGCCAACTCATTTGATAATTCCTGTGCTGCCAATTGGCCTAACTGTTGGATCTTTTTCTTTAATGAATTTAAATCCCCTTCATTAATAGTTATGCCATCTTTTTTTGCCATTACCCCTCAATCTTGGTAGCTGTTATTTTAACCCAAAAATTTTCTATGGTTTGGTACCCAGAATTAATCCTGTATGTACTTGCATTTCCTTCTACCTGTAATATATCTTGATTCTGAATTAGATCAGCTGTTGGCCTTCTAATCATGATCTCAATTTTTGTTTCAAGTGATCTGATCCCATTCTTTGCAGATATATCCCCAGATGTTTCCAAAACTCTGCACCAATATGTTCCAATCACAGCTGTGGTAGATGTCCACCCACCATAACCATCAGCAGTTTTAGTTAATCTGCTTACTATAATTCTTTGCTTTAGATCACCTGATGTTAATGCCATTATACAAACATTGCTTTATACCCATTTAAAATACTTTGTGCCGATGATGGTACATCCTGCACAATGGTTCCTGTAACGTAATCAGTTCTATTATCATAATAAGTACTAACCATCATTAACAATGCCTGCTTTAATAGGCCATCATTCATGCCGGATGTAGTGTAATTAATCTTAATATTAACTGCATCGCCAATTAATTCTATGATCTTATCATCTAAACCAAATACATTGTATTGTAAAGCTGTATTATCTACGGTGCCTGTAACACTTTGAATTGATGCTATTGGGCCAAATGGCACATCAATTAACAAATCAAAACGTACTGATGGCAAATAATATGTTCTTGTCTTTGCTACTATATCTCTGGACATATAATTTTCGGCTGCTATTCTTGCAGCTGTGATCATAGTTCCAATCAGCGCATCATCTGCTGATGTATCAATCCTAACAAAGTTTTTAACATCATTAACAGTAATAATTTCTGATCCTGTAGTGCTATTTATTTTTATTTGGCGCATTTTTCTTTTTGCTTATAGCTTTTGTTTCGTAAACTATTTTTTCTTCTTTGGTTTCTACTTCGGCCACTTTAATTTCCTTTGTTTCTGCCTCCACCATTACACCAATTTTCTTTTCTAAATAATATTTTTCAAGATCCTTTGGTAAATAATAGGATTCACCTGCAATGTGCATGGTGCCTCCATTTAAAACAGTCTTTATAATTTTAATTTGTGCCATTTTAATCTATGTTTTCAGCTATTTCCAATAATTCATCATCAATAACCGGATCTATAATTTCTTCTATTACTTCTTCTACTATTTCTTCTACTTTCTTGGATGATTTAATGGCCCATCCTTTTGATATAAACAATTTTTCAACCTCGGATGAAACATCAAAAATACCGTATGCCTTATAATAGTTTATACCATCATTGACATTTTTTAGCATTGTTATTTTGCCCATATTGTTTTATTTTTTGAACAAATATAAAAGAAAATGGCACCCGTTTTGCAGGTGCCATTATTCTATTTGGATTCTACGATTGACTAAACACCAATTGCAGCAATATCAGTAGAGAATGTACCACCAACAAAGGCCAATGGCGCATAGTTAGTTAATGCAATTCTTTCTGTTAAACGAACTGTTACAAATCCTTCACGCACGTTGATTCCATCCTCACGGAAAAATTCTAATGCAAGATTCTCACGCACCCACATTTGAGTTCCTAAAGCAAAGTTACCAACCAAATAAGTTCCGGCAGTAACAGCAGTATTAACTACTACAGGTACCCCTAAAAAACTTGGTGTTAAACCTTGGTATACTTGATCTTTCAAGTACTCATTTGTAGTGGCTTTCAATAATAAGATTTTAGTAAAATCTGTTGGTGAAAGCATGATATAATCAGCTGTGTAATTAACCAAAGCTAATTGATTGATTGCAACTGTTAAAACATCAAATTGATTGGCAGCTGTAATAGTATCTGCGAATGAACCTGCTGCAAATGCTGTAGCAATTGAATTAATACCCTCAATGTTTTGACCTGATCCATTACCATAAAGCAATTGTGTATCCTCAACAGTTAACAATTTTTCTGGCGCACGAGCTGACAAATAAGATGTCAATTGAGCAGTATCGGCTAACATTTCTTCGGAAATACGGAAATAAGTACCGATTTTTCTTACGTTTGCATCCTCTGCTGTCAAATCGAAATCTGATTCTGGATATAATCCACCTTGTGCGATTGGCGCTGCACCATTATCATAAGCAGTTTCACGCACAAAACGTACCACCTCTGATTGTGTAGATCCCTGTGCTAACAATTGGCGCACATGGACTGCTCTTGTAGGATCAAACTTAATACCTGCAACATATTGAGCAGGAATAACCTCACCTGTAAAATTGTTAGCTACAGTCATATCACCTGCTTTGATTTCAAATGCAGCTGAACGACTTTTGCCATTAATCATACCTTCTAAAGCACCTTTGCTGATTCCTTCTAACAAACCTTGCTTAAATGATTTCACTGTAGCGCCACTTGCTGTCTTTTTAGCAGCAATTTCCTGCGCATCAATGCGTGAATGAATTTCAGTGAATTTAGTTTCTAAATTTCTGATTTCACTTTTCAATAATTCATCAGCCTTTCCTGTTGCGCTTGCAACTGCTTGGCCTTCTGCTTTCTCAATTCTTGAGTCAATGGCTGAATTTAATTCATCCAATTGTTTTTTTATATCCTCTGACATAGTTTTATTTTTTTATACTTGTTTTTAAATAATTAAATATTTCGGAAATGTCCTCACTTTTATCTACCGGCAATGTGGCATCTGGTGCCGGCACTGTGGTAATGTCAATAAATAATGATTTCAATTTCATCAATTCACCTTCAATTGCGTATCCCAACTCATCAGATACATTTTCTTTTTTGATCATTTTAGCCAAAATATCAAATCGCTTTCCTAATAGATCTTGATCTATTAACCCTTTGGCATCTGTAATCATTGCTAATGGATTTGCTGCTAATGTAACGCATGAAATCTCATATAGCTTTACTTCTTTCAATTCACGCACCCCATCCTGTCTAAATGATTTTACTATTGGCATAATACCCACAGAGTTCTCATTGATCACCCCATTTTTCATCAATAACAAAATATCTTGGCCCATTCTTGTCATAGGTATTTCAGCGACAAAATATAAACCATTTCCATCCTCACGCAATTCTGTAAACTTTCCTAATGGCTGATCAATACGGTGCTGATTGCAATAACGTACTCTGGAACCGTTTTCGTTTAATGTCTTGGTGTATGCACCGGCTAAAATAATGTCATTGTCTGAATCGATATTATTAAACACTGATCCATAGCCTTTAACAATACCGTTTGATTCATCAATATCCTCTAATCCTATGGATGTTTGTTTGAAAATCATATCGTTTTACTTTTTGTCAAAATTAGTTTTTTATTGTATTCAAAATGCAGATGTAAATATTTTTATTCCATCTTTGGTTCACCTTCTTCAAATACTATAGTATTGTCCTGATCCTTTAATGGAATTATGTGGCTATTGCTTAATAAAACTTCATCACTAATGCCATCTGGATAGGCATCACATCCACCGGATATTCTTCTTAAATGAATACATTTTATACAGATAAAATTATCTTTATTCTCCATTATTTTTTAAAGTATTTATTGATTAGTTGCCCTATTTTAATTGCATACTTTGATGGATTATCAGATAATTTAAATTCTGTAAATCCTTCGGCCATAAATTCATCTACATTTAAATTGGCATAATCTCCCAACCAAATTTTATTATATTCTTCTACATTACCCCTTCTTAATAATCTTAATTTCTCGCCATTATATTCCCTTTTTAATGCTTTTAACTCTTGGTAATATTCTTGCCCTTTAACTGTTCTATATTCTGCGTGTCTGGTAATTATACAATGGGCAAATTCATGGGTTATTGTTGCTATTTTGTTATTAACTTCACTAACATCACTTTTAAATCTTGTTGAAAATCTTTGTTCTGCTAAATTTCTTGTTCTGTTTCTAATGCTATCTGTAGTATTTCCAAAATTTATTTCAAGCAAATTGCCATTTATAGTTTTTACATATCCATAAGAATTTCCTGTAGAATCATATTTTAAAGGAATGTTTAATTTTGTATTGTGTAACGAATCTAATTTATATTCATTAGTCAAATTATTTAATTGCTTATTATAAACATTAAATTCAGCTAAACTAAAATCAGCAGCTGTTTCAACATCTCTAATTTTTAAACCTGCATTTTCTAAAATTGTTTTAGCTTGTATTCTTGCCTCATCAATTGTTTTAGCATTAAATGTGCCATCAATAATCTGCTCTGCTATTGGTGCCAATACCTCTGGACTTGTTAATAATGCCTCTGTGATGGCGCTTTGTACCTGTGCTTGTGCAACTCCAAATCCAATATCTGTAATGTTTTCCCCTGTAGTTTGGGCATTAGGTTTCGGAAATACACTAACACCACATCTGCAATTAATCACATTGCTTGCTGATCCTGCCGGATCCCCTGCCCATTTAAGGAATTGACCTTGAACAGAAAATTTACCGGCATTAGGTACCGTTTGCCCATTGGCTGCCCCATGGCTTGCTCTCTCTCTGCCATCTATTGATGTGTGCCATGTTTTCATTAGATCCCTGCCATCAAATACACTTTGCGCAGAAACAATGGTGGCATAATTAGCAGCATTTGTAGCCTCTGTCCTTACTAATCGCTTTGCTTGATATGTTGAATACCTATTAAACTGCGTTTTAAGCATCTTGGCTTTGACCTTTTCCCCCTGATTCATGAATGCAGGATCACTCATTAGCTTTTGAGTAACAGAAATTAATGTGTTTTTAGCTGTGCCACTGACTAATGTAACCCTTTGCGCCCCTACTTGTTGCCCTACAAATGCAAATGATTTGGCCCAAATAGACATTAAATTATCTAAATCGCTTGTCTTATTTAGTAATTTATCAACATTCTTGTAATACCATAAAGCAAAATGTAAACCAATTTTACTGTACATTTCTGTGTACATATTGATCAAATCATTTTCCTTAAAAAATACTGATACATCTGTGGCTGATAATGCACCCTGTCTGATAAACATGGCAGATGCTTGATCGTATTGATCATTATAAAACTTATAAAAATCCTTTACTGATGATCTTTCTGCCTTGGTTAATTGCTCACTAAATTTAGCTGTGTAATTTTCTTTGGCTGCCTTGATTTCCTTTTCTTGCGAATAAAGAGAATTGCAAACAGCTAATCGCTGATCCGATGTGGCAAAATCATTTACCACATTTGGATCAATTACACATCTGCCAATGAAATCATTTAGATCCTCATTTACTCTCGGTGATGGTAATGGCATATTATTTTAGATCATAATCAATGTCTAATGCCTTTGGATTCTCCAACGCATCTATAGTAACATTCTGTGGCGCTAATGATGTTGGGATAAAATAGTCATTCATGTAGGCATTCACTTCATCTTTGCCATAGTTCATCGCATCTCTTTTTTCATTTGGTGTAATCCACCATGCCGATGCAAGCTGACTAACTAACTTATCCACTTCCTCTTGCATTTCACTGATCATAGTGAAATCAAAATCTAAATAAAGATTGGCACCAAATTGTGGCACTAACCACCGGTTTAATTCATCCCTAATTTTAATTAGTTCTGGAATTACTGCATTTTGATACATAGCCTTCTTGGCCTCCTTCATGTTGTTATATGTAGATGAATCGGTATTATTAAGCAATTGCACCGGAATGTTGTAGATATTACATAGATCTTTTACTGTGCCATTGTACTGCTCAATCAATGATAAATCTGCTGCGCTTAATCCAAAATTTACCCATGATAAATCCTTCGATGATACAATCACATCACCGGCATTGTTTGTGCCTTGATATTGCTTTCTAAAATTGTCCTTTAGCGCCTGTGCTTGCACTTGGTTTATGGTTCCTTCCTTATCAATTAGCATTCCCCTTGATGTCTGATTTTGCAGGTATTTTACACCTGTTGTTACAGCTTCATTGTTTGCCGTTAATACCCGTAAACCTGCACGCAAAGGTGATTGTCCATATAGATTAGATCCTGCGCTGTTGTAATCAGGATTAAAATCTTTAATGTGGCATATATCCTCTGGACTTATTTCCTGTGTGGCATTGTACCGGATTCTGTATCCACTAATTGGATCTAAAACCCCCTGTGAAACGATTTCCACTAATTGTGATGGCAAAACATACAGCTGACCAAATTTACCTTGGTTTGGGCCACTTGTTGGCTTAATACCATAAATGTATCTGTTACCGGTTAGCTTACCGAATGCAATTAATTCCTGCAAAAATGTACTAAATGATTGCTCCGGATTTGGCCTATTTAATAATGCTTCTAATGGACTATCTGTGATCTGTGTAAATGCTCTTTTGCGTAAAACATTGGCTTTATACATTGCCCCACCATCCATAATTCCCGATGTCATGGCTTTATATTGCTTGGCTGTACCTTTGTCATTTACTTCATAGATCTGAAAAGGTATTGTGGTAGCTGCCTTGGTGATTAGGTTAATAATAGAATAAACGGTGGCATTTCTTTGGTATCCATTAACGATAAATGATTGATCATTTTCCTCTTGCATAATAATGCTTGTACCTAACCATTGGTATAATAATTTATTATATGCCGGATCTGTTCCCCCTAAAGCCTTGATGATTGATTGTCTAAATGTATCTACTATGCCTGCCATGTTATCGCTTTTTTTTGTCAAAAATAATCAATTAAATTACAAAAAAATCATTCCTATTTTTATACTTTGAGTAAACACCATACCTGATCGCATCCATTAAATGGTTTTGTTTGTCAATAGGTTTATTTATAATGGTTCCATCTTTAAGCTGTTCCCAAAAATAGAATTGAAATTCATTGTGTAAATTCTTGCTTTCAAAGCTATAATAAACCTCAAATTCCTTTAGTAAACTGATTCCTGCGTTTATGGATCCGGTGCCTTTTATTGCCCCTTTTGCTAATATATCCATCTGCCTTAATTCCTCAATTGATTTTGGTTCTGCTGAATCACAATAAAATAAATCTTGATCATATCCATTGGACTTTATAAACTCTGCAATATCCCTATTTGTCATTCCCTTTTTATAACAAACTTCATGCAGATATAACCGATCTTTAACCTTGGCTATCTGGACAATGGCTGTAGGATCCTGTGCATATCCAAAATCCAATCCATAGAATATTTCATCAAACTCTGGGAAATTATCTTTTGGAATTTGTTTCCATTTAGGAAATATCTGCCTTTCGGAAAATACTGCCCTTTTACCTTCCCCATACACTCGCCAATAATCCGGATCCCTTTCTTTTAATCTCTCAATTTCTGCTACCAATTCAGCAGGTAAAAACTTATTATCTTGATATGTGGTGATCCATGTTTCACAATCATCACGATCTATTACTTCATCATAAATCCAATGGATAGGATCAGATGGGTTAAAATCTATGATCATTTCATCCTCTGTTCTCATTAATAACTGCCTGTAATCCTCGTAATCTAATTCGTTACCCTCATTGATATAGCAGATATTACGCTTTCGGCCCCTGATCTTTTGTGGTTCATCTACGGATAAAAACTCCACTGTATGATGGCCGTATGTGTATGTGTTTTCTGATTTATTGTGATTGCCTAAAAATAAGATTCCCAGATTATCTAAAATTTCCATGAAATCCCTTTGCACTGATCCTTTGATGGCCGGCAATGTCTTGCGCACTATACTGATCACTAATGGCTTTGTGCTACTTGTTAGCTTATAGATTAGGTATTGGCATATCGCATAAGTTTTACCGGATCTGGTGCCACCTTGATGAACCTTGATTCTTGCTTTGCTATTTAATGTTTGGTAAAATTGAATATTACATTTCTGTACTACTCGTTTTCTATTTTGGCCGGTGTCCATTCTATGATTGATGATTCTACCCCTGTATCATGCTTGATTTCTGTCCTTTCGACATAATCTCGCTTTTTGCCTTTAGTCTTTAGGTAAAATATGGTGGCTGTTGTGTTTCCTTCTTTAATCTGCTTATGCAATTGGCTTTCAGCAAAATCTAAAACTAAATCATTTAGATCATCTATTTGTTCTTTGTACTTTGGATCTGTGCGCATCCATAGGTAATGTGTAGTGCGTTCAATGCCGGCAATTTTGGCAGCTGTAGTTACAATGCCCAATGATTTTTCCATCGCCTCGATCATGCGCTTTTTGCTGCTCTCTGTTACTTTTGGCCTTCTCATTTGCTTAATCTTACATTATAACCCTTTTCAATTAATTCTGTGTATGCTTTCTGCCTTGATTCTTCATCATTAAATGTCAACTCTACTAAAAACAGATCCAACGGTGATTCCTCTGGTTCCGGTTCTAATGTCGGTTCAAATACCGGCACATCTAAACCCCAATCATTTAGCAGGTGTTCATCCCATTGATTGGCTAATATATCCCAATCCCATTCACCATAACCGACATTATCTTTAATTATAAATTCCTTTTGCTGATCAGCAGTTAACATAGATGCCTTTATGATTGGTACCCTTTTTAATCCGGCTTCAATGCAGGCTTTTAATCGCATATTTCCACCCAATACGATCATATAATCATCCACAACAATGGGCCGTAATGCCAACATTTCGGGAAAATCTTTTATAGATTTAACCAATTTGGCAAATTTGGTATCCTTAATAAATCTTGGATTAGATGGATTAGGAATAATCAGCTTGATGTTTACTTCTTCAATCATTATTTATTCTTTTCATCTATGATCATAAAAATCATAAATATTACAAATGCAAGTATTATGCCACCAAAAAAGATTGATTCTATGATTAGATTATCCATTAACGATCATAGCCAAATACTATTTCCCACATAATCCATGAAAAGATAATTAAATCGTTTCTGTTTTTTTTAGGCAGATTAATGCGAATTGATGGCAAAACTTCTATAGTGTGCCTTGTTGTTTTTAAACCAAAATATATCATAATTTATTATTTATGTGTCTTTTTAAATACCAAATTGCCTTTTCTAAATCCTCTCTCTCATTACCTTTTTTGCCTGATCTTAAAATGTATTTAATGGCATTACCGGTGTGAAAAGATAAATTAAACTGTTCAATTATATCTATTGGCTGTGGCCCTGTTATAGTCTGATAATGTGGTGGTTTATTCACCATATCTGGCTGATCATTGTAATTCATTTCTATTGATTTAGGTAAATAAGTGCTTTTGTACCTGCTGTTATTCCTCACCCAACAGCTGTACAAATGTAAAAACTATTTCCATAGGTTCGACATAGGTTTCTCCCAACAATCTACACCGTATGATTTTAGCAAAATATTTATCTGCGTATTTAACGAATCTTTGTGGATTTTGTCCATTGTATCCATTTCCATTCCTAAAATAAAAAAAGATTCCATGGCAGTACAGGCATTTTGAAATGTGTCTAATGCTTGTAATAATTCATCACCTGATTTCTCCGGTGGAAATAATGTTTTGTTTGCCCTTTCTAATTCTTTAATCAGATGGTTTGTAGCTGATTTAACAGACTGTTTATTGGCCGGATGCCCGATCCATCCACCATCAATAAAATCAAGCAGATTTTGGCATAATGCAAAATAGGTTAATTGTCTAATTTTGTTTTTCTTTTTGTCGTAACTCATTGATTAGGTTTTTAAATTTTTGTAATCTTATAAATGCCATTTTCCGATCCTGTGGACAATGGCTGTTTAAACGATCCATGGTAACTGCCACAAATATTCTTGAATTGGTAATCATTTCCCAACCTGTTAGCTGAATATCTATAGATTCATTGGATAATAAATATTGATGGCCCCAATCCCATGCAGCTTGATAATTAGGTTTCATCTTAATATTTGTTCCTGTAGCTTACCATCAATGTATCCAGATCTGTATCCGGCTTGATACAGATCAATAATTGGATCTGATTTGTAAATCCTTAACAAATCAATTAGATCATCCAATGATCTAACTATTTTGTAGCAATAACCATGATGTTCTACCATTGATTGAAATCTCTTTTGGTTCGGCTGTTGCTTACCATCGGCAAACTTAACTTCAATAAACAGGCCATGATGGGTATTATTAGCCATAACGATAAACAGATCAGCTGCGCCGGCTTTCAATCCTTCGGCATTTAATGCTCTGCCTACCCTTGGATGTCTTAACCCACCGTTTGGAATACTAAAGAAATCATAGCCATTCCAATCAAGATACTGACACAAAATTACTTGCAGGTGATGTTCTTCTTTTTTCATTGTTGATTATGGTTTATGATTATCCATGAATTTAATAAATCCGGTATGATCATAGATTTCACTATCTACAATTTTTTTTTTAGCCATTGGAATTTCTATAGCGCTAATCACAGCTGTTAATATTATTATAAACGCAGTGATCAAAACAACGAAAAACGGATGTATGATCTTATTCATATTGCTAAATAGATTAAAAGTATTGTAATGGCCAACATAGACCAAAAATTAATTTCAGCGCTTAAATCTGCTGATGATACTTTTTTACCTTGATTTTCCATAATTTGTTTATTTACCTTTGTTTAAAATATAAGGGTAATTTTTACCCTTATTTTGTTACCTAATTAGTTAACTTTTACCATCATTATATGTCAATTGTGCTATTAATGATGGAATTATCCGACATATAACATTAATTATTTTTAAAGTTATGCGTTTAATTTGTCAATTATATTTAAAGTTATGCGTTTAATTTAAACCTATCTGCTTTGTCTTTTTCTGTCATTGTCTTATTGGTTTAAATTGTTCTGGCTATTCGGATTTTCCGAATTACCACTTTGTTTAGTAATTAACCTACCATGTTTTGTGTATTTACCTTTTTCCATGTTGTCAATGTAAATATCCTCATGCGTAATAATCCCAAAATCTATATTTGGTTTGAAATTTACTGCTTTTACCTGTTTATTTTTTGGATATAAAAAATAAATAATGCCTGTAATGGCAATAATGCTGATAACTTTTTTCATTGATTAGGTTTTTAGTTTAAAATAATTGACCATTTTGATCAAATCTGACATCCATATTAACCATGGATTGGATAAATTCTTTATAATATGCGCTTTTATATGTCGCATCAAGTTCTATATCGCTTAAAGATGATACATAATTTTTTAATTTTATTCGATTTTTATCCGATTCTGGACATTCATACAATCCAAATTTTACCAAATAATCATAAAGCTGATATAATCCACCGGCAATCCATTTAAAATCTTTGCCCATTTTGACCATTAGATCTGCATGATCATTCGCATTATTAATGGCCATCATTTTTAATTCATGATCTGATGGTACCGGTTTAATAGTTTCCATTTTTGGCAACTTTGCAAGTTCTGCCAATTCAAACTGTTTGCGTTCTATGTATTTCCGAATCCATTGAACAAAATTGGATGAATTAAAAAATACCTGCTGATCCTTATTTAAAAATTCACCGTTTAACCCCATTTTTAAACCGATCATAATTTCATCTTTTGTTAGATTTCCGAACAATTCCAGATCATCAGTTAAAATTACTATTTGCGCCATGTCCTCATTTTGATTCTCTGATCTTAATGATAATTTCATTTTTGCAATGGCCCAGATCTGTGTGGCTAAATCTGTTTTTTCACTTGGTAGCATTAGCATCAATTTTGTAGATGCCTGTGCTTGTACTATTTTGTTTTGCAGATTGCTGATATTAATCGCCAATGGCGAATGGATTTTTATAAGTTCCGTTTTCATGTAGTTTTTGGATTTGTTGTCGTGCTAATTCTATGTTTTCTAAATTGGTTTGATGCTTGCCTTTTGTAATATTATTAATTTCTTCTTTTTTAGCAAAAATTCCATTCCAATTATTGGATATTGAATAATCAATGGCTTTTTCTAATTGATCATCTGTGGCAGATTCCCATGTCTTAATTAATGCCTGTTTTCCAATAGGTTTATAAGATTGTTTTTTCTCTTTTTTATAGTCAAACCATTTTTGAAAAATTAAATCTCTATTAGACAAAATTTGTCCAATGTCCTTATCTTTCTTACTTATATTATTATATATATAGTCTTTATTACTTAAATCTTTATTACTATTATTTGATGGTTTTCCTGCTATAGGATTTTCCTGCATAGGAATTCCTGTATGTAGGGATTCCTTTATAGGAAATTCATGCAATAGGTACTCTATAACCCAATATCCAAAATTTGTTTGGTACCGGATTCGTGATAAATAACCTGCATTTTCTAACTCTTTTAGTGCAGCTGCAATGCTTGGTTTACCTTCCTTTACTTGGCTTGAAATTCGTTCCACAGAAAAATCCCAATCATCCGGTTTTGATTGAATATAGGCATAGATGCCCTTGGCTTTAAACGATATTTGATCGCTGTTTAATAGCGCATTTGGTACCGTTCCATACCTGTTTTTAATTCTTATTTTCTTCATAATAAAAAAGACCATCAATTAAATCCCCCAGATCTCACCTTGGGTTCAATAATGATGGCCTTTAAGACCGTTTATAGCTATGTTGTGAGATCGCTAAAGTTTACAAATATACTATTTATTTGTTGATCGCAATGGCATAAAGTTAAAAAACCCTGCATATTGTGGATGATCATTAACAAATTTTCTTGCGTAATAAGCTGTGTAATTATTGCTAACCTTAAAGTATTCATTGGTTTTTACCAACTTATGCCACCGGATTTCTTCAATAATTGATTTACTGCCCATTTTTATTTTGCCTCTCTGGATATAGTCATAGGCAATGTTCTTATAAACTTCGTAAATCTCTGGATGTTCCTGATCGTATTGCTGAAATGTTTTCATTTGCGTAAAAAGAAAAAGACCAAAATAAAAATATAAAATTCACATCCTACCAATACCATGGCAGGGATCATGGATTCAAACCATGAATAATTGAAAACACCTGTTAGCTTTAAAAAAACAGCTACAAATGTAATCACTAACAAAATCTTGACTAATGGATTAAAATTAAAATTAAATATCATATTCCTAAATGATCATCAATGTGATTGAATTTATTATAAACTGCGTAACGATTATTAAGGTAAATCAATAACGATTTTTCCTCAATTTTAGCATCATTTGGTAGGATGCCATTTCGTTTATATTTCAAAACGACTTGCGTAATTTCTTCGATCAATTCAAGATTTCGTATTTCTTCGATCTTGATCCTGTGCAAAGCCGACATATTTTAGCTTTAATAAGTTTTTATCTAACTCTTTAGCAATGTGCGCAAACACCTCATTAAAGGTGTACCCTAATTCGTTCTTTTTCATTTTCTTATGTATTTAACGATTGACATAATAGGGATCCCTATGGATTTTCCCTCTAATGTTTTAAAAAATAATGTTCTATTTCCTTCGGTGGCAAGTTCTAACACTCCAGACAGATAGGCATCTTTATTACCTAATTTATACTGAATATCAAATTTACCTCCTAATTCTATGTCCTTATGTTTAAAGACTGAATTAGCTACCGAATAAATGGCCCTTAATTCGCCATGTCGTGTCGTGTACTGACCTACTATTTTTCTCATAATTAAATAATAAAGGCCGACATTTCAGCCGGCCTATGTTTAAAATGGTAAATCATCATCAGCATCCTCATTAACCCATGCACTTGGCTGTGGCTGTTGTGCTTTTGTTGCCACCATATTTGCTTTAGGATTTATTTCTGTCTGTACTTTAGTAGGATTTGCCATTGGCAGTTTAAAATTGCCTAAAATGGGCAACTTTTCGCCACTTTCTCTTTCTTCTTTAGATTGGCTTTGTGTAATAAATCCATTATTACCATATTTATCTGGGATTTCATTCACAAATCCTGATAAATTTAGCCATGAATTGCCTTTTTTGTCGATTGTTAATCGTGATTGATCAATCTTATTAAAATTGATGCTAATGTTTGTTAATTGCCCCATGTTATTTAACTGTTTTTTTGATTGATGTTGTAGATTTTTTTGATGCCGGATAAAATTCGTGTGCCTCACCTGTGTCCGGATCCACTGTAGTGGTAAAATTGGTGATGGCCTTACAGAATCCCTCTATTTCTTTTTGTTGCCTTTTAAGGAAACTAATTTGATCCTCTAAATCATTCCATTTCTTGGTGGCTGTGTAATCATAAGATGTGCCAACCTCTGCTATGGCAAATTCTACCCCATGCACATTGTGTTTGCCACCTAACTTATGCAGTTCATCAATTGATTTCTGCTTGATTCCCTTATCTACCGTTTCAAATAAAATCTGAAATTTAGATATGATGGCCAATTGCACCAATGGATCCTTTAAAGATACATCAAATTCATCCACCATAACTTGCGCCTGATGGATGATTTCTTGCTTATCCATGTTAATGATCATGGATGGTTTTAATGTTAATTCATTTTTCATTTTAATTGGTTTTTACGGTTAGTGAATAATTTTTGTACACTTTTTATTTGATATTGTGGATCTAATTCATTCCATAATTCTAATACATGGCCTAATTCAGTACAGGCATTTAGTGAATTAATTAATTGGGTTTCTTGATCTTTGTTTAATGAAATTTCTGCCACCTTTACATTAGATTTGGGTTCTGTAGGTGATTTATCCAAATCATTTGTATCAGGCAAATCCTCACCGGCATAGATATATAATCCCAATCCAAACATTGCCAAATTTTTAACCAAACATCTCATAATGGTTTTATTAACATCAAATGATGTTGCTGCCTCCACTGTCTTATCACCATATTTAGTTTTATAGCTATATGGTTTTTTAAGCATTGATTTATTTGCTCCATCCATAACAGGCAACCACATTTCTAATGTTTCACCTTCAATTGTTACTTCTGTATGGCACATAAAACCTAATATTTCATCAAATTCAGTTTGTTTAATAACATATCGGGCATCTGGGCATTCTCTTTTAACTTCTGCCCATGCCCATGGCCATGATAAATATGTCAAATCTTTTTTCTTTTCGACATGGCCATTTACATTAATAGCTGATAATCTTTCAAATACGGATTTTTTCTTTTCCATTTACTTATTGGTTTGGTTTAGGATGTTAATAACTTTTTCTATTTCTGCATTAATTACAGGATCATTTACCTTTCGGCTAATAATACTCTGGATGTTATGGGGTTTAAACTCCCTTGCACTATGTGGCAAATAACCCATTTTATTTAGATTATCTGCCACCATTTGATGTATTTCGTACTGCTTTACTTTACGCATGATTGATTTGATTAGATTGGATTGGATCCGGTATATCCATGATTTGTACTAACCGGCCCCTAAATATGCGCCATTCTTTGTCTAAAAAAGATTGCGCCTCATTAAAGGTGTAAAATTCTTTGATCACCGTATAATATCCGGCATCATCACGAAATTTCATTTTCAAAATAAACGATTCTTCATTTTTCATGGTTTGATAATTGGTAGGATGTGGAACAATAATAAATAAATAAAACTATAAATAGCAATGCCACCATATAATCCCTGTGGATCCTGATGGTGGAAATTTGTGATGTAATTAATGATTTTTTTCATGGTTTAAGAAATTAAAAAATGCCATGGAATCTGCCATGGCTCAGGATCTTATTATATATTAAAATAAACACTTGCAAAAACTAAACCTTGACTTGACATCCATTTAGCTAATTCTAAATCTGATTTAGATTTTGAAATTTTAATTGGGTATTCAGTCAATTCATTATTTTTAAAAACAAATGATTTTAATCCACCATTATCAATGCAATTCATATACTCCATTTTTTTAATTGAATTAATACCATTTGAGTTATAAATTGAATAAACTTCGTTTTCAAATTCATAAAATTTAACATTAGAAAACCATTTATTCAATTGCATGATTTGCTTTTTCCACTCATAAGGATTGTAATCATTTCTTGAATGATTGATAGCTTGATCAGTTGTAATTTCAGTTAATTTAATTGAATTTTCCATTTTTTTTATTGGTTTATGTGTTGTGTGATGTAAATGTACTGCCTTATTTGATATTTCCAAAACTTTTTAAAAGATTTTTAAAAAATAAATCAATAATTATCCATCAATACTTTAAATATAAGAAAAAAGCACCTAAAATTAGATGCTCTTTTGCTTTTTTAACCCTATAAACCATTATGAATAAACGAATTTACAAAACTTTTCCATCTTTTATTACCTTGTTATGCACATTGCTTTTACCATTTTCAATTTCTACAATGGCAAAACCTTGATTATGTTGGGCCATTACCATGTATTTTGGTGATGTATATGTCAAACATCCTGTAGTGTATGTTTTTATGTACTCTTTAAATCCTGTTTTCTTCATGGCAAAACTTGTTTTATGAACATGGCCCATTAACGCATTACACATTATTTTATTCATTAAATTTTGCGCAGGATTAACGCCACCGGATCCATATAATTCATGGCCATGTATTACCAACAGATCACCCATGTAGCACCCTTGCCAATCTTGCACCATGTTATAACCTAATTTTTCCAGATGGAAAAATATCTCAAATTGTAGATCATGGATCTGTGCAAATTCTTCGGCTTGATTCTGTAGGATTCTTGCATACCGGTTCTCATGATTTCCTAATTTAAAATAGATTGGAATATGTTTAAAAATATCCCTGATCCTTTGCATGAATTCTCGGCACATATCCACTTCCCTTGGAAAATCCCTTAAATCCGGATCTTTCTGATGGGCCGATAAGCTGTAAACATCGAAAATGTCCCCATTCAAATACAGGCAATCTATTTGCTGATCCTTTAAATACTTAATTGCACAGGTCAATGATTCTAAATGATGGAATGGCACATGGATGTCTGATAAAATACCAACCTTTTTAAATTTATCTGGCAAATAGAAAGGTAAATGATCTTTACCTATAGATTCAGCTATTCCAAAATTCTCTAAACTATCTAAATTATAGTTTTTATAATCGCCACTTTGTTTATAATTCTGCCCTAATATAAATTCATTTTTGGCCCTTAACGTAATATTGTTATTGATCATGGCATCCTTTAACATTTTAGGACTTTTATAACCATAATCTTGGAAATGTTCTTTATGAAAGCTGCTTAAATTTAGATGTGATTTGAAAAAATGATCTCGGATAATATTATATTTTTCCTCTTTACTCATGATTAGTTTTTTTCAAAATTAGTCAAATAAACAAATACAAATAACATTTGTAAATTAACAAAAAAGACCACTAACAATGTTAATGATCTTTTTGCATCCCAACCTAACCAATAAACAACCCGATCAAAAATCGGGCCATTTATACAAACACAACCTATTTACTATGAAAACAAACTACTAATTTAAACTTGAAAAATAACCCTGTATTGATGCGAAACATCCGTATAATTATCCGGTATGTGGCAAATAATACTGTAAATATTTGATTTAACCGAAAATTTCATCGAATCCATAATGGCCGAATCTGTTTCGGTAAATGTATCAAATTTTATGTAAACTTTATTAGCCATTGATAGCATAAAATTACTGCCATTGATACTAAAATCACCTTCATAACTTTTTAAAAATGCTCTAAAATCGTTTAATCTTTGTTGGATTACGATCTGTTCCATTTTCTGTGGTGTCGTGTCTTGCGCCCTTTTAAGGCCAAAAAACAAACCATATTTTGCATTGTATAAAATGCTGTCATTTTGTAAATCCATAACATCGGAATTATAATTGTAAATTCCATCGTGTTCTAATAAATCACTTTTATTATTGTTATATAAAGTACCGGTATATGTAACAGCTTTAAACCTTGATGCACCTATGGCATTTTGTATTAATCCTACATTATCAATATAGGTTCTATTAAATCCAAATCCTGTGTAATATGGTACTGCTACACCCACCAATAAATCACCATAGACTGCTAAACTTGGCAATCCTACATTTATATTTCTAAACTCAAAGGATTGACATTCTACGGTTTGTGTATTCCAAATTATAGTTCCGGTAACATCCCATGTATTTGTCGCAGCATTAAAATAGGCTGATCCTGCTGTGCCACCTCTAACATAATACGCAATTTGATAAGTAAATGTAGTATTGCCATCATAATTATAATTATCAAATGCCACATCCATATTGAAATTTAATGTCAACTGATTTGATGATACATTAAATGTTTGGCAGGTAATGGCAGTGCTTGGTGTGTAGCCTCCAGATGATTGAACATTTGTAAAACTTACTGAATTAGCTCCATTAGCTGAAAAATCTGATCCTACTGTCAATGTTACACCGGCCCCTGCATTCCAATACTGCAAATCAAATTCAAATCCTGCATTATAATTCGCATAAACTTGCTTGTTTTCAAGATCTACAGTCATTTCATATTTCTTTAATGGCCTCTTTACAGATCTAACCATGTTAGAATTTCTTGGAATTAATTGGCTTTTTATTGTTCTTAAATAATTGGCTGTAGTGTTACTCAAATTGGTTCCTGATGAATTGTAAATATAAAATTTAATATTCTCTGATCCACCGTTTAAATATGCTTGTTTAGCAGGTAAAATCGCATTACCTACCAATGCGCCACTCTGTATTCCTTCAATGATTCTTTGATCACCATAAGATGATGAATTAACAATGTACCACCGGCCATAACTTTGAAAAATCTTGACATTGGTAGCAATTAAAATAGATCGTAAAACCTTTTTTGCATCTAAAATATCATTATCTTTTGTTATAAACGCATTTGTTTTGATCAATAAATCCTCATAGATATTAGACCAATTCCCAGAAATTCCGGATCTAATATCATTTGAAAGCCATATATCAAAATCCAATCCTAATTGGCCCAAATTCTGATAAATGAAATCCCATAAAAATGTGTTTTTTGATTCATCTAATGTATCCGGCAACCATGTATTAAATCCTTTTAATTGACCTAATCCATCAATGGCTGTTAATTCAATGTTGTATGGTGGTGTAATTATGGCTTCTTGATAAACATCATTAGTAATAAATCCTGCCCAATAAATAGACCAAACACCTACAGATTCTTGAAAATATAGTATTAGTTTATATTCCCTTTCATCGTACTCAAAAAAATTATCATAAGTAACATCATTAGTTACCTTTAAATTTAATGTTGCTGATGATCCAATCAATGGCTCATAAATATCATCATCTGCTTTCCATTCTATTGTCATGGGTTCCCCATCGCAGATCATAGGAAATACAGTGCTGTTATAATCTTTTTTTAAGATCTCAATTTTGCGCTGATTGCCTTGGACATCTGAAAATTCTAATCTGTATTTTGCACCGTATGCCATAATTATCCTATTCTATTTCTCGTTTTTTCTGCTCTTTGTAACGCTAAAATTAAATCTTGGCCTCTTACTACAAACTCCCCAGACAAATTCATGTCATTGCCTCCACCAAAATCCATCATATTTTGTAGTTTAGATAATGGCGCAATTACTTCCGGATTGGATTTAGCACCCATGTACTCACCCATTAATCCCATTGTAGGGCCACTAACTATACCACCTTTAGCAAATGCGCTAATTCCTGTAAATGCACCCTGTACCACTCCCATTGCAGCTGCAATAAATGGCGCTAATGCTACTAATCCTGCCGGCCCTGCTGCTGCTGCTGCGTTTGTACCAATGGTAACTGCATTTGCTTGTGATTCTGCATATTTTGTAGCTACTTTCTTTTTACCGAATATTGATTCAGCTATGGCCATAGCACCCATTTGCACCAATACATTTGCCATTGCTCCAATAAATCCTTCTAATCCTGTTTTGGCTAATCCAAATGAATTTACAATGCTATTTCCTATGCTTTGAAATACTTGCTGTGTGGTATTTTTTAGCATATCCATAGCCTGCATATACATATTAAAATTCTCTGCTTGTATTGCCAACTGTTCTGATAATATAGCAGTACTTTCAGTAACTCTCTGATCCATTATCTGAAATGGTGTGGCAATATTGGTAACTTGCCCATATAGTTTCTGTAATGATGTAAAAAATTCAGATTGCGTAATGTCGTAACTAAAAAAACTTTTTACCAATTTTCCAAATTCATCGCCTTGGGCTGATGTGGTAGCTAAAAACTTTTTTAATACATTTTCCTGTTCTGATGTAATGGTTTTATTAACCGATTGTAAATCATCAAATATTTCTTTATTTAAATCCTTTATTTTAGTTCCTAAATCACCAAAATCAAATTTTGCCTCTGCTGATATTTCAACAGGATCAGTTTTCTTTTTTGTTTCTTCTTCAATTGGATTAACCTTATTTAAATCTATACCGGCTGTCTTGGCAATTGCTGCCTGTAACTCAATATTTTTCTTTATTTGATCATCTAAACCTTTGGCATATTGCGCCCCTGCATTCTTTAAATATTTAACATTTCCTGTTAATTGATATAAAGACCAATTTAATAAAGTTGTGGCATCTAAATTAGCATTTGTTTTACCTGTTTGTAGATCTAAATTATCTGCTGCGAGCTGCTCAATTCTTGACATTGCTGCCTGTTGTGTAGCTTTTTGTAGCAATGCTGTATTATATTTATCTATTGCTGCTTTTGCCTTATCTGTATTAATAGAATCTAATGTAATATTCTTTAGATATTCTGGTGATGTGGCATTAATTGCTTTTATAGCTTTTAATCTTTCTTCTTTACTTACCCTTTCATTCTTGGCTATTCCAACCAATCTTTCAAGATTTGATTTTTCCTTTGCTATATTTTGATTGGCTTCATCCCTAACAGCTGACATTTCCTGTTCTGCTGTTTTTGTTGAATTTAAAATGCCTGTATATTGTACAAATGCAGTTCCTAATATTGCTAAAGCTGCTGCCAATGCTAAATATGGATTAGCTATTAAAAATTTACTCATTGATTGCAGTACTTTTTGTGCTGCTGAAAATCCGGAAATCATTTTTTCAGATACCAATCCCACCACATAAAGCAATGGCCCTAATGCAGCTGCAACACCTCCAATAATTACTATTAATTTTTTATTAAAATCAGATGTTTTAGATATTGATCCTATGTAATCATTTATGCCTTTAATAACTTTTACCACTGTTGGTAACATTACTTGACCAAATTCATTTCCCAACTGCTTTAATCCTTCTTGCATCATTCGCATTTGATTGGCTGCGCCTCCACCTGTTCTCTCAAAATCACCATGTGCATTGGCAGTGGCATCTGTTACAAATTGGTAACGTAACATCACTTTTTCACCTTGTGTCATTTCAGAATACAATTTTTTAATCCCATTTGCCAAAGCATAGGATTTCAAATTGTCCTCTGTCATTACAACACCCAATCTTTTTAATGATTCTGTTTCACCGGTAAATATCCCATTTAAAGCTGTTGTAACTTCGGCAATGTTCATATTTTTAAATGATGCAAGATCACCGGCCAAACCTACTAATGATGTGGATAATTTAGCTGATTCTGCTGTACTTAATCCCATTGATGTGGCCATATCACCAAACAATGCAGCCATGTCTAATGCTGTACCCTCGGCAATACCAAATGATTTTAAGGTATTTTTTGCAAATGCTTGCACCTCTGCTGATGATCCTTTAAATGCTACATCTACTTTGTTTAAAGATTCATTAAAATCTGTAGCCATTTTGATTGCTGCACCTCCTAATAAGGCTAATGGTGCTGATAAACGTAACGACATTGATTGCCCAACATCCTTCATTTGTTTACCAAATGCAGATAGTTTTTTTTCAGCTGAATTTAACGCTGCTTCCAGATCCTTGGAATTACCGTTTAAGAATATTTCTAATGTATTTGCCATGCCTCAAAGTTATAAAAAAAACCAATCCTTACTTTGATTGGCTTTTCTTGATTTGTTCCATAAATGCTTGTAATTCTTCCGGTGATGATTTAGGTACACCCTTATTTAAATACACATCCTGTGGCAAAGGAAATAGTTTATCCGGTGTGATTAATTGTGATCGCTTTTTAGCTGTAGAATTCACAATCATAGCGCTTTCAAATCTACTCATTTCCCAAAAAAGGTTCATTTTGATTGACCAACTCTCCCCTAACAACGCATTTTCCTTCCATGTATTGCGCCAAAAATGATCTGGTAAAATACCTGCTTGACCAATGTAATAATCAAACATGGCATCCCATGTTAGGGGTTTATCTGCTTTGGGTTTTTTGTCGATTTAGATACGTTCCTGCGCACTCCGGCATTTAGATCATTACCCAATACCCTTGATTCCATCAATGTATTTATGATTGTGCCTAATGCTTCTTGATCAATGTCATCCATCCATGCACCTACACTAAATTTATTGTAATCTATTTCATTATTGGATTCCTGATCATAAGCAATGATACCGGCATACACCATATCACGCATTGTGGCCATGGATAAACCGGATCCAAAGATCTTATCTACCTCGGATATTTTAAATCCTGATGCTTCCTCAAATGCTGCCCAGAAATTCATTGAAAAATGCAATGTACGGGTTTTGCCTCCCAAATCTAATTGGCAGTAACCCCTTTTTTTGTTGACTTCCATTTGTTTTTATGATTAGATTAAATTCAAATACCCAACACCATTGCTGATGTTGGGCTAATATATTTATTGCAAATTATTACAATACTGATTTAACAATCGCACCTGTAACGGTGATTGTACCACTAAAAGTTACAGCAGCTTCCATCTCACCTGTTTGCTCTAATGATGAAATAAATCCATCACAGGTATAAATTGAATCACCTGCTGTAGCTGTTCCAAAAATTGCAGTTAATTGAGTTCTTGCGATTAACAAATCCAATAATTGCTCTGCATTATTAGCATCTGAATAATCTACTAAACCATCAAATGAAATCTCACCTGATTTTAAACCTGCAATTCCTTCCGACCAACCGGATGAATCTTTTGTCGTAGCATCAGCCACATCCAAGTTTACTGATAATGTACATGATGTGGTGTGTCCTACCACTGTGCCTTCAACCTTTAATAATAGATTGGTGCCGTTAAATACTCCTGCTGTTGCCATATTTGTTTAAATTTTATTGCTCTTTTTTTGTGTAAAAATAGAAAAATATCTTACACATTTTCCCAATTGATATTTATATTTTCCCAATTCGTAAAAACTAAATTCCATGGCAATCTCGGCTCCCAATAAACACGACCATCAATCACAATATCAAGTGAATATCTGACCACTGTTTCCGTTTCTGCAATTTCTTCTACAGCTGTTACATAGCCTCCACCAAAATAAAACATTCCGGCTGTTTGGAATACCCATTTAGTGTATTTTTTAGTGATCAGCAAATTGACAAATTGATCATAATTCATCGCATCGCTATAATCTACTAAACCTTCAACCTTCATTGTAACAGATCGTTTACCTGCTATACATTCGGCCCACCCCCCACTATTTTTATTTGTGGTACTTGGTAAATCTAAATTCATTGATAATACAGCATTTGTGCTATGGCCCAACGCTATATCATTATTATAAATTACAACATTAGTTCCATTATATAATGGCATTTTCTTCTATTGGTGGCACCGGTACCGGCTCCCATGGCAATGGTAATGTAATGATTGGTGGATTTACTAAATCCTCTATTTGCTTGGCTAAATTAATGTCTAATGCCGGCACATCCAATGATGATTCTAACCATCCACAAACAATGTCAAATGTTAGATCTGCATAGGGTATGTAGGTATCGCCTTCTTTTTGGCTATATGTCTGGCATCCGTAAACATCGGCCACATATTCTTCAAATGTCGCATTCCTGCGCCAATGTACATACACTACAAAATCTTTCTCACCTTCATAAGATGGAAAACATTGCATCTGACTGATCACCCATTCAAAGGATAAATCTGTGGTTTTAATTGTTCTATAATTCGACATCATCTATTGTTTCTATATCTTTAAATTTTACCCCTGTAATCCATCCACTTAAAAATGGATATATTTCTAATCCTTCTGGATTGTTTACCACAATAGGATCAAAATCAAATTCTGATAAATTCAGATCCTTACTTTGTTGGTTTAATTTCTTTAAACCATCCTTTGAAAATGAATAACTGCCCTTTTCATTTAGGATTAGATTGCCATCTTTGTCTACAGATGCTGCATCTAAACGCAATTCCTCTGCTTTTTCATTGTATTGATCCAAATAAATCTGTACTTTTTTGGCAATTAGGACTAACTTTTTTTGCCCTTTTGTCTTACCATCTTTCGCATTAGTGTTTAAATTGTAAACTAATGTGAATAAATCTGCATAACTTTTTTTCATTGTATTTATTGATTTGATTTATTGCAAAGGTAGAAAAAATATAATCACAAAAATTAGGTAACAATTTTAACAGTTCCCCCATCATTATAAAGATCACCTATAGATAATCCACCACCTGATGTTGGCAAATCCATACCTATAGTATTATCAGCAAGATATATTTTTGTTTTATATGATGATCCTACTAAAATACCTAATCTTAATGCACCTGTGTTTGTTGACCATATTCCAGAAGCACTATAACTAAAATAACCAATGGCAATACCTTTATTATTGCTTTCATCTTGCATGAATCTTGTCATAATTTGTACAGTACTTCCGGAACCTCTGTAAACTTCATTAAAAGCTGTAGATGCTGATCTTATAGCATTTAATGTATAACCATTTGTAGTAGAATTAATACCTAAATTACCTGCATTATTATAAATTATGCTGTTTCCTAATCCTGTTGTGGATGTCCATAATGGCATAAAATTAGTAGATCCAGATCCTGTTACACCACCACCTATTGCAGTACCATTTACTCTGTATGTACCTGATATATTTACATCACCTGTAACATCTAATTTATAGGTATTATTTGTGTTTCCTATTGCAACATTACCCCCCGAATTTATTCTTAACCTTTCATTTGCATTTGTATAAAATAACATTGCATCTAAACTATGATTATATCCTAATAATCCTCTATATCGATCCTCTCCACTTGTACCATCTGCAAAAGCTAAAAAATCTCTACTGCTTGTACTTGATGCTGCTATAGTTATTCCACCTTCACCACTTGCATTACCTGCAAAAACTACTAAACTATCTGAATAATAATCATTTAATGTACCTATTTTTAATCTTGCATTATTAGTTAAGGACATTTTTAATGTTCTACTTGCAGGCAAATAAGTATTATTATTTTGTACTAAAAAATCCATTCTTGGATTTAAAAAACTTGGTGTACTACCTGTATTTGTGGCCCTTAATTCTATACAATATTGACCACCTGTTTCCTGATATTCTCTTGGACTAATTAAAATACCCGAATAACCATCAGCTATTGAACTTGTTCCTGTAAATAAAGCTGCTATTGTATTTCCAGAAACATGTAACATAGCTAATGGCGCTGTATTATTAATAGCTACATTAGTTCCATTATCATAAATTAAACTGCTACCCAATGATGTTGCTGCTGTCCATTTTGGAATGTAATTTGTCGCACCTGATCCGGATATACCTGCACCTGCTGATGTTAAAATATTGCCTGATGTATCAAATCCTAAATAACCTGCAATAGTTCCTGTAAATGCCGTAGCTGATGTGTATGCAGGTGCATTTAATCGGCCTGTAACTTGACCTTTTATGTAGTTTACTAATGATCCTAAATCAGTATTTTTTGACATTATATTATTATTTAATCAATTTTTTCAAAAACAATATTTAAAATTATTTGATTTTTTTTGGAATTATTAATAGGAATTCTTCTATAAATATTTGCAGGTAAAATAAATAAATCACCTTCAATTGCCTCTGGTTTATATTCTCCAATTTTTAAATTATTATCAGCAAAGCACAAAGTTTTTTGTATTTCCGGATCAAATTTTAAAAAATAAATAGCATTATAAATATTAGTATTTTCTTGCTCATTATATGGTAATTCTGTATTAATAAACGCACATAATTCTTTTTCTGGTTTAATAACATTTCCCCAATTAGCTGTAATATTAATATTATTTGGTAAAATATCTTTTATGTATTTTAATAATATTTGATTATCAAAAGGAAAAATTGAATCGCAGCATTCACAAAATTTTGTATCTAAATCATCATTACCAAAAATTTCTTTTTGAATAATTTGACTTAATCCTATTTGAGTAATTTTTATTAAATTTTGCATTTATATATTAATTTTATTTACCATCTAATCCATGTTTCCCATGTGCTTACGGTTCTATTTCCATAAACAGGTGATCCTGTTTGACCTGTTCCCCAAACCATTGCATTTGGAAAAGTTCCACATCCGGCACCATCATAACCTCCACCAACAGCCCCTGGCGCATCACCCCAATTACATACTAATTGACCTGTGGTATAAATTCCATGGCCACCTCCGTTTCCAAAATATACTCTATAACCTACATGATCCCCACTTGTTGTTACCTCTGTAGCTGTTCTTGTATTAAAATATCTATAACTACCATCATTCCATCCTGCTGTAGCTTGAAATGCTGTATCACTTCTTTGTATAAGCATTTCTACTAAAGGTAAATTTACGTTAATTAAATTTACTGTGGCTGTACCACCATAAGGTGATGAAAATACCCTAACCCACCCATTACCTCTATATTCTCTATAATACATTTGATAAACACCCAATGATAATGGCGCTGCAAAATAATACATTCCTTCCGGTGGATTTCTTGATGCAAATAATTTTAAATTGACAATTGGATCTGACAATGTTAGTCCTGTTGGTTCATTATCTACGATATTCCATGTTGAATTATTATAAAATTCTAATTTATTAAATGTAGAATTTATCCTGATCATTCCGGCTGCTAATGTTGCATTTCTTTGCGCTGTTGTACCTACAGGAATAATTATAGATGATGTTCCCAAAACATGGAAAATAGATTGAGGACTTGTTGTATTTATACCCACATTTCCACTTGAATCTATACGCATTCTTTCTGTATAAATTGATGCACCTCCACTTCTAAAAATAATTCCACCATTTGTGGTATTTGTATAACCTCCATTAACGTATAAATTAGAATCTCCAACTCCCCCTCCTTCAATTCCCATATTAGTTCCTTCAGAATATAAACCATTTAAACTAATTATATTATATGTGCTACCACTTGTAGAGTTATTAAAAAATGCAATTTGATTTGAACCTCCGGTATTTACAGAAAATTTACCTGTAGGTACAATAGTAGAAATTCCAATATTAGTTCCATTATCAAAAATTAAACTATTGCTAACGGTATTTGTTCCTGTCCATTTAGTTAAAAAATTGGCAGTACCGGTACCTGTAATTCCTGATGTAAATGTCGCTGTGTAATTAACCACATCCACAATATCATTTAAAACTGCACCGGTTCCTAAAACTACTGTGCTTGAATTTGTTGCCGTAAAATCCACTGTGCTTAACCTTGCACCGTTTATAAATACATCTATTAATCCAACCGTATATCCACCAATTATGGTAAATGTAGTCTGTCCAGATGTCGCAGTGAATGTGCTTACATTTCTTACAGCTGATGCACCGGCACTATAATTAGGTACATTTAAGGTAGATCCTACCAATGTTGCCGGCCCACTTGTTCCTGTTGTAGTTAATGTAGATATTCCTGCTGCAATTGTCCATGATCGATCAGCTGTCAAATCATAAGCTGTTCCATTAATTGTTAAAGTTCTGGCATTTGTTACAGGTGTAAACCCTAATGCTGTTGTAACATTTAAACTCGTTAATAATAATGTGCCACCTAATGTCAATGATCCGGTGGTAGTTACTGTGCCTGTCAATGTCAAACCACTAACTGTGCCTGCGCCACTTACACTTGTAACAGTTCCATTTGTATTGGATTTATTATTAAATGTTGTCCAATCTGTGCTACTTAAATAGCCATTTGTGGATCCAGATGCTTGGCTAATAGATATTACATTACTTGTAATGCTTAATGGCGCTGTGGCGCTTGTAATCCTATTGGTATATGCTGTATCCCATGTGGCAGCGCTTGCAGTTGTAGGTATTAAATATCCTGCTGTTAAACTAAAAACACCTGTTGTATTGGTATAAGTTAAACCGGTGGCGCTTGATGATAATGATGTTAATGAAATAAAACTACTTGGATTGCTTGCCAAATAATAAGTATTACTATCCACCGATCCATCAGCTTTTAAAAACTCTGTTGCTATGCCACCGGTTTTCTTTAATGATGTTGCAATAATAGATCCGTTTACTTGGACTGTGTTAACATTATCGTTTATATTTGTTCCAAATAACCATTTACCATCACTTGCTATTCTGGCGCTTTCAATGTCATCGGCCCTAAATATTACCGGATGTGGTGTTTCTGATCCTATATTAACTCCGGAATTTAAGGTACTAAATACCCCTTTGATTGAATTATCTGCATGGGTAATACCAATTAATGCAGCTGCTGAAATACCCTGTACAATAAAGTTTGTGGCACCGGCATAATATGCAGGCAATTGACCTATAAAACTATCCCCAACCGAATCAATCCCACCCTTTGCTGTTGCTGATCCATCAGTATAAAATTTTATGCCTTGGCCTGCTCTTGTAGCTACGATTGCTGCATCAGATGTGGTATTTGCTTGCCATGCACCCGAAATACCAAAAATGGCCGTTTCTGTGCCGTTCTGCCTTGCGCTAAATGATCCACCACCTGTTGCGCCTGTATTATCAATAATGATTTTTCCGTATGCTGTAGAATCTTTTGCATGGATCATGCTTGATGGCGCTGTTAATCCCACACCTAAATAACCCAATGCTGATAATCTTGCTTTTTCTGTAGAATTTGCAAAAAATGTTATATAATCATTTAAAACACCTGTGCCAAATCTTAACTCACCTGTTACATCATAACGAAATAATATTTGGTATAAACCTAAATGTATTCCCCAATTATCATCTACAGTTAAATTGCCACCAACAACAGTTAATTTGCTATTTACTGAATAATATGAACCATCATCATTAATAAAAACTTGACTACCATCATCATAAATAATTGAATTTGTAATACTGTTTACGGTATCAAATTTAGGCACATAATTAATATCGCCTAAACCACTTATGCCACCGGCATTTGTTATAGCAGTTGAAAGATTAATATTTCGCCATACCAAATCATCCTCATACCATTGTAAAATGTCTTCATCTGTACGGGTTATAACCTGCACATCATGTAGTTCCTCTATTTCGTAGCCATTATCTACCTTTACATAGATTTTACCATTATTTGCATGAGCATAAACCACAAAACCCATAATCACCGTATGATCTGGCGCTAATGGTTTTACATTTGTAATCTGTCCTGCAACTGTAGGTGATAAATAAAGTATATCCCCATCGGCCCATGTTTCACCTTGCAGATCACCTGTGGTATCAATTTTATTAACTAATCCGGATGTTGTTATAAAACCTTCCTGATTGTTATTTATATCCTCTGTAACTAAACCTAATGTGCCTGCTGATGTTGCATCTGTAACAGCTAATGCCAAATCTACTTTTAATCTTTGGCCTTGCGCCCCACTAATGTAAACAGCTTGATAATTTTCCTCTAATAAATTGCCACCTGTTTTATTTACTATTCTTGTAACTAATTCTTGGCCAACTTGTAATGTTACATTGCCACCTTTTAATCTTAAATCAGCTGTGCCATCTGTGTTATTCCACGACATGGTGCCGGCTGTTACCGGAATTGCTGAATTTGTCGTATTAAATTGTACAAAATCAGAAATTAAACCATAGGTGCCTAAATTTAAATTTTGTGTGGCCCCTGTGTATGGCACATAACCTCCACCTCCACCACCACCATTAACAATGTTCCACCATATTTTATCTATAGCAGTTAAAATAGTATCGCTTGCTGTTACTGTTCCTGCTGTTGCAACAAATCCTGTTAATGTGGTGTTTAAAACTCTGGCTGTTGTAAAATATAATCGTGATCCCTCGGCTATTGCTGATGTGGTAGTGCCTGTAGGTAAATAGGTATTCGTGTCTAATGATCCATCACCTTTTAAAAATTGTGATGAATTACCACCGGTTACCTTAAATTGTGCTGCTCTTAAAAATCCATTTTGATCAATAAATACATTTGATCCACCACCAAAACCATCTGAAATCTGCTTTTCACTTGCCGTTAATATATCATTATCTATTAATTTTAATAGCGCTTTGTAGGTATCTGCAACAAGTTTACCGGTTAATGTAGCCATTTAATATTGCCTTTATATTTCGTGCAATTTAGGCAAAAAATCGTTTAAAAATTTGTTGGCCGATTGCTAACAATATGAGGATAATTAATATCTGATTTATTAATGTTTGAATCCACCCTATTTTTTTGGTTTCGGATTCCCTGTAAATAGTCTTTGTTATGTATCTGTATTCGATCCTATATTCATTGCTATTTAAATAAGGATAATAATTAATAGTTGCCTTTAGCTTGCCTTTTACACCACTTATAATCACTTCACCTTGCTGACCTTTTATCCTCTCTCTAAATGGCTTTAAAATGCCATTAGAATCGCATGGATTTGTGATCAATATGGTATCTTTTAATTCTTTGTATTCTGTGATTATTTTAGTGATCACTACAGAATCTTTTTGATCTGTAATTACAGGTAATTGCTTGACTGATCTACACGAAAAACTAAAAATGATTAGTAAAAATGCAAGATATTTCATGATTGAAAATATAGTTTAGCTTCGGCCATTCTTCTAATGGTTAATCCGGTTAATGTTTTGCCCCCAGATTTATTCCATTTCAAAAATTCATCTTTGATTGTTAGATCATTTGGATCCTTATTTACTTTTTTTAATAATGTAGATCCTTT